GCGGCGTTGCGCATGTAAGACAGTCACTCTCTCGCATTGTTTTAACGCGGCTCGGAACACGGACTCAGCGCCGTAATTTTGGTACGAATATTTTGCCGCTTGTCTCGGCACCGGGCAATGACGCCACGCGGGTCAAAACCATTGCCATTATCGCTAAAGCCATTTTGACTTGGGAGCCGCGCGTCAAGCTCTCTCACATTTTATTTAATGTTGATTTTGATGGGCGCGGCGTGATCGAGATTAATTGCAGCTATAAAGGCCAAGCTATTAATCAACAGGTTCCTGTTTTGGCAGGTGCATCATGAGCACGTCACCTTTTTCCAAAATAGACTTGTCTAAACTGCCTGCGCCCGAAGCTCTGATTGAAATGAGCTTTGATGATATTCTTGAGTTTATCGTGAGCAACAATTGCGCGCCTATTGGAACACTCTGTTTAAGCAAACATTCTTAGCCTTCGCCACAGGTGACACTCTCGATCACCACGCCGCCTTAATTCCATTGACGCGCAATGAAGGCGAAAAAGACACCGAGTTTAAAGCCCGCATTCAGCTCGCCCCCGAAGCCTTCTCAACGGCGGGGCCTGCAGGTGCTTATGTTTTTCACGCCAAGGCCGCGAGCCCTGATGTGATTGATGTCTATGTTCCCGAAGTGACCGAAGATACAGCGGGGCATGTTGATGTCTTTGTATTGACGGCTGACGGCGCAGATGTAGCCGCAATTATATCATCCATTGAATCCAAACTGTCTGATGACAAACGCCCCCTGAATGACTTTGTGTCTGTCTTGCCCGCCGTGCGCGTGGATTATGAAATTGATGCGGTCTTATCCATCAGTGAAGGCCCTGATAGCGCTGTAGTGGTCGCCGCCGCCGAAGTGAGCGCGCAGGCTTATATTAATTCTCGCCTGAAATTCGGGAAAGCTATTTACCGCACAGCCCTAGCCGCTGCGCTTGTTGTGCCGGGTGTTGAAAACGCGGAACTGACTGAGCCCGCCGCCGATATAATCATTGCGCCAAATGCAGCCGCGCGCCTGACATCTATTTCAGTGACATCAAATTCAGAGACGGGGGCTGCAAATGCTTAAAACCATCCTGCCTCCGAATGCGACAGCTCTTGAGGTCGCGCTTGATACCAATAACGCCAAGCGTTTTGATACCTTGATGGACGCTACAAGCGAGTCCTCAAAGACGTGGTCCGCCTCTGATTGTCCTGCGCCTCTCTTGCCGTTTCTTGCCTGGGCTTTATCCGTGGACACATGGAATCCTGATTGGTCTGAGAAGGTCAAACGATTGATACAGCCCTGAAAGCCTTGGATTTAGGTGTGAGCCTTTCTGAGTGGTTTGAACACGGCGGCGAGCCTTACACATTCCGTGCTGACGTTGACATTTCGGGACGTGGAATCACCGGCCAAGAAATCAATGACATTTATGATGTTATTTATTCCACCAAAAATGCGCGCTCATTCTTAGAGCGTTTGCGTGTCTTTCTGGCTGCGCCCTTTGATAAAATACGGGTGGCCACACTTTCACTTGGGCAAACGCTGAATATAGGCGCTTATATTCCCAAACTTCCCGTTCAGCACATGCCCCGCGTTCACGCCATGGGCCTTCATTCTGTCCAAACCATTTCCATAGGAGCTGCAAATGTCTGATTATCTTATGCGATTGACAGATATCGGGCGCGCTAAAGACGCAAACTCACTTCTTGTTGGTGGATCCCCGTTAAAGTTTCATGAGTTTGCTGTTGGTGACGGTCAAGCCTCGCCAAATTACGCGGCCAATTCCTTGCAAAATGAAGTGTGGCGCGGCCCCGTTTCGCAAATTGAGATTGCCGATGCAGGCGCGGGGCTTGTCTCAGTTATCGGAATTATCCCCCCTGATGAAGGCGGCTTTTATATTCGCGAATTAGGCTTGTTTGATGATGACGGCGATATGATTGCGCTTGTCAAAACGGCTGAAACGGAACGCCTTAATCCCGAAGTTGGACAGGTTACAGAACAGCTTTTGAAGGTTCAAGTTCAAGTGGTGAACGCCTCTAAGGTCACCTTGATTATGGATCCTACAATTATTCATGCGTCCCGCGAATGGGTCGAGCAAAGGATTTTGCCAGCCTATCTTATGGCCTGTGTGAACGCGCTTGAAATCGACAAAATAAAATATCCTCAAGGAGTATAAACATGGCCACGGCACAGGAATTAATCGACATAGTTACAATTGGTTTTCAAGAAAAACTTGATGACTTAAATGCAGCCAAAGAAGCCGCTAACCAAGCCGCTACAGCCGCGCTTGCTCAATATGAAAACGCCTTTGCTATTGGACTGCAGCGAACGCTTTATTACGATGAAACAAGTGACCTTGAAAACACCACAGGTCTATCAGCCGACTCCCCTGCAACGTCTTGGGAGCAACTGACTTTGTTGTTTCGCTCAGGTTTACTGAACAACATTAATCTGATGTCCGATGTGACTGTTGATTATGTGCGTTTTATTTCCGCTCCCCCTGCCGCATTAAGTTTCACTGGTCGCGGTGTCGGAAATGTAGGGCTTCAACAGCGTACAATGCGCTTTGTCGATGCAATAAACATTGCAGGATGGGCAGGCGGTTTATATTTTTACGCAGGCGGCGGCGTCGAAATTTCGCCATACAAAGTTGACATTGAAGCGGCATATACTGCGGAGCGCTCACCCATCCACGTTCAAAAAGGCCGGTTTGAGGTATGGATTCAAACCGCCACAATCTCTCGGACCGGTACAAGTTCCCGCGCTATTTTTGGCGGCGAATTTTCAGCGCACTTTGACGTGAAGGCAACCAGTATTGACCCAAGCGCCGCCGGTTACATCATTCAAAATGTGCCAGCAGGCGGTGACCCAAATGTCATCAACGGCATCACAGCATCATTCACTCAAGCTTAGGAGACACCTATGTCAAAAGACAGTCCAACACCTATTGGAGCCCCTGAGTTTGAGGTTCCAAATAATCCAACCATTACTCTCAATGGCATTGAGCATGACTTTGAGAGCGTTTCAAAGCTACATGGTAAAGATGCCGACAAAATCTTTTCGGAAGGGCTTGCTCGCAAGGCAGGCATCGCCAAGCGCGACAAAATCCGCGCGGCTATCACAAAAAACGTAGGTGACCCGCAAGCCATTTTGGGAACAACGGCTGATGTCACGCAGTTAAATGCGGCCGCAGTTCTTGCGCTGATTTCAGCCTTTAAGACAGGTGATACATTCTCGAAGTTTCGCGGTACATTCATGGCAACTATTGAAGCCCTTGTTCCTCCGGCTGATGGCGCGGATGTTTACACGCAAGCTCAACAGTTTTTGGCGGGCGTTCAATCCGGCGATATCGTCCTGACAGCAGCGCTTAAGGGCCTGCCCGAAGTTCTTGGCGAAATGGCGGGGCGCTCAACAGGCGTTGCCGCAATCTTGGCCCAAGCGAAAGCCGCGAAAGACTAAGATGTCCAGCTTCACCCGCGCAGCTCTGTTTATGCCGATAGTTGAAGGCCCCACTGCGGGTAATTGGCTGTCGGTTGAGGCGTTCAGCTTTTTTGAAAGCGATACGCTGACAGGCCCGTCAATCGACGTGGGCGCGAGTGATGAATCCAATGGCGCGGACATCCCGCCTTTATGGGCTGTTTTTGGGATAGTCACGATCATGGCTTGGGTGTTTTTGCCCATGCGTGACGCCTGCATTATCGGGCTTATCGCTTCGTCTTTAATCGCTTGGCTATTTCCGAAGGTTCATGCTGAATATATTGGCGCTGTCTTTGTCCACGATATTGGACTGACAAAACACCGTCATATATTTTCCCGCAAGCGTATCGACAAAATGTTTCTGACGGCCATGCGCTTGCAACGCTGGAAGCTCACCAAGTGCCCTGAATTTAATGACCTTCGCCGCCTGTCCATATGGGCGCTGAGAGAGGTTCCACTATGGGCATGGCGCTATGTCAGGCCTTATCTGATTTTTGGTGGTGTGAGCCTTTGGGGAATACTCAAAGAACGCCGCGATTACTTCCATCCAACATCCAACCCAACTTTTCAGTCAACAGAGTCCCAAGGAGATTTCACATGACACAATATCACCACGGCGTAAGCGTCATTGAGATAAATGAAGGCACGCGGCCCATTCGGACCATTGCCACAGCCGTTATTGGCTTAGTGGCCACAGCGTCAGACGCGGATAATGATTATTTCCCGCTTAACACCCTGACACTTGTAACTGATATCGACACAGCCATTGGCCATGCCGGTGAAGATGGAACTTTGGCGCTCGCACTTGAAGCTATCGCCGCCCAGGTCAACCCAATTGTGATTGTCTCGCGTGTTGAAGAAGGCGCAGACGAAGCCGCAACCAAGGCCAATGTTATCGGAGACTATGTTGACGGTAAATATACGGGCATTAAAGCGCTTGAAGCCGCGAAAACACGGTTTGGCTTTGCCCCTCGCATCATCGGCGCACCGGGCTTTGAATCCGATACAGTTACAGCGCAGCTTGTGACAACCGCACAGGCCGTGCGCGGCTTCGCCTATGCTCAAGCCCCTGTGAGCACAAAAGAAGAGGCCGTTGCCTTGCGCGGCAATTACGGCGCGCGTGAGCTTATGTTGTTATGGCCAGATGTGATGTCAGGCGAAACAAGCTTGCTGACAGCCGCCTATGCTATGGGCCTTCGCGCCAAAATTGATGCTGAGACAGGTTGGCATAAAACGCTTGCAAAATCCTAATACGGATGCAGGTGTGTTGAACGCCGCCGAAGTCACAACGATCATCAATGAAAACGGCTTTCGTTTTTGGGGTGACCGCACGACATCAGGTGACCCGCTATTTGCGTTTGAAAACTATACGCGCTCGGCTCAAATCATTCGTGACTCCATTGCAGAGGCTCACCTTTGGGCGATTGATAAGGGTATCACCAAAACAACCGCTCGCGATATTGTCGAAGGTGTAAACCGTAAATTCCGTGATTGGGTAGCTCAGGGCTATCTCTTGGGCGGTAGCGCGTGGATCCGCACAGATGCCAATGGCGTTGATGTTGTTAAAGATGGCAAATTGGTCATTGATTACGATTACACGCCAATCCCGCCGCTCGAAAACCTTCAATTCCGTCAGCGCATTACCGATTCTTATATCGCTGACCTTGTCGCGGCAATCGCCACTTAATCACGCAACCACAAAACGCTGATTTTGTGACAGCGGTTAATTTTTAAGGAGAACTCACATGTTACCTAAAACCATAAAAAACGCGAATGTCTTTTTTGAAGGCGATAGCTGGGCGGGGCGCTTTGATGAAGTGACCTTTGGCAAACTAACCCGTAAGCTTGAAGGCTATCGTGGGGGCGGCATGGGCGCAGAGGTCAAGATTGACCTTGGCTATGATATGCCTGAGCCAGAAATCACGCTGAAAGAGCACGTCCCTGCGCTTATTGAGAAATGGGGCGAGTGCGCGGCTGATGGCGTTCTTTTGCGTATCTTAGCCGGCGCGAATAGTGACGGGCCAAACTGCCCCCACGACACGATTGAGCTTGTGATGCGTTGCCGTCCAATGGAAATCGACTTTGGATCCTATAAGGGCGGTAGCCTGACGGATAAAAAGGTGCAGCTCACCACGTCATATTTCAAATATGTGCTGAATGGTGAAACTCTTATCGAGCTTGACCCTGTCAACTTGATCGAGGTTGTTGGCGGCGTTGACCGTACAGCCAAACTTCGCGAGGCGATTGGCGTTTAGCGCCAATCCATCCCCCTTTAATTCTCTGATTGGAAGATAAAACTATGAATCCCATTACACTTAAAAACCCGATTAAGCGCGGTGAAAAAGAAATTTCCGAAGTCACTATTCGTGAGCCCAAAGGCGGTGAATTGCGCGGTATTTCATTGGCTGAATTTTCAGAACTCAATGTTGATGTGGTTTTGAAAATCCTTCCCCGTGTTTCAACGCCGTCTCTGACTGAGCAAGAGGGTGATACGCTCTGCGCTTTAGACCTTGTTGCCATTGGCGCAGCTATGCTTGGCGCAAAACAGGACAAGGCGGGAAACGGTACTACCCAGAAAGCATAGAGCGCGGCTGGATGGACATAAATCTGATTTTAGGCGGGGCATGGCCCCCGTCTGAATTAGACAATATGCCACTCCAAGACTTTCTGAACTGGTACAACATGGCGCTCGAAACTCACAAGGAGCGTGAAAAAGCCCATAGGCGATCATAACACAAGGCGCTGTCATGCCGCAGGATAAAGATTTCAATTATAATTTACGCTTTGCGGGGATTGATAAGCTCACCCCCGCACTCGCGAAAATTCAAAAATCCATAGGCACGACAAGTAAAGAGCTGCGCGCGATGAAAACCGCGCAAAAGCAATTTGGGAAATTTAAAACCCTTCGCGAAAACTCCAAGAAATTACAGGCGGACCTTAAGAACGCCTCGCGCGAAACCGCTGATTTAGGCCGTCAAATTTCAAAGACATCTAATCCGTCGCGCAAAATGACGGCTGATTTCAAACGCGCGCAAAAGGCTGTCCAGGCGCTTAAGCAACAACAAGCCAAAGAGATCCAAGAACTCGCAAAACTTGGCAAAAGCCTGAAAAAAGCAGGGCATAACACGCAAGACTTGGGCAAGGGACAGCGAAAGCTAAAATCGGACATAGCCCGTTCAACGCGCGAGCTTGAAACCCATAGGCGAAAGTTAAAGGGCGTCAGTGACCAATATCGCCGCAGCAAAGATGCTCGCGATAAATATCAAAAATCACTCCAAACCTCTGCTAATCTAGCCGTTGTTGGCGCGTCAGGTGTGGCTGTAGGCACAAGAACGCTTAAAGGCGCATATGGATTTGTTGACAGCGTCAGGAGTCAGGAAAACAATATCGGACGCCTTAATAAGCTTGGTAAAACTGATGATGATATTAAAGCTATTCGGCCTCTATTTGAAGAAATCGCGGATAAATTTGCGTACATTGAAACATCAGATATCTTTGGTGCAAATTATGATGTCGTTTCCGCGCTTTCAGGACTCGATAACGCAGCGCAAGCCCATATCACAGGATATTCAGCGGTATTAGGCCGCGCAGTCGATGCAAGTGCGTCCGAAATGACCGCCCTAGCAACAACAGCGCACGGTATGTTCAAAGGCCAAAATAAAGATTTGAGTGATATTGAATTTTTTGATGAATTTGCATCAACTATTGCCGGTAGCGTTAAAGCCTTTAAGACCACTGGCCCTAAAATGGAGCAAGCTTTTCGCTCTGCCGGTCCTATTGCGGCTAGTATCGGGTTCTCCATGGAGGAATATGCCGCTATTCTTGGTGCAGGCCAAAAAACTATGGAATCCGGAGATGTGGGTACAGCCTTTGCCTCATATGCAAATGGCATTGTGAAGGCGCAAGAGGCTTTTGCTGAACAAGGGTTTGATATTCAGCTTTTGGATGAAAACAATCAGGCGCGGGGAATATCTGATGTATTGAAAGATTTCAAAGCTGAATTTGGGGATGAATGGGATGGTGAAGAACAGGCTATAATCAAAGATGCGTTTGGACGTAAAGAGGCTCAAAAGTTTCTAGAATCCATGAGGCT